ACGGCGCACAGCCGGCCACCATCATCGGTGCCGTGGACGTTTACGTCTCCGATTTCGGCAACCTGAACGTGGTTCCCAACCGCTTCATGCCGACCGATCTGGCCTATCTGATCGACCCGTCGCAGGCCAAGAAGCGCGTCCTGCGTCCCTACTTCGTGGAAGAGCTGGCCAAGACCGGCGACAGCCACAAGTATCATATGATCGAGGAAGCGGGCCTCGAGGTGACCAACGAGCAGGCTCACGCAGTCGTGCGCGATCTTACGTAAGGTCTCTAACGCTTCGTGTGACGACTGAGAGGGGGAGGGCTTCGGCTCTCCCCTTTTTCATGGGGAAATGAATGTCTGAACGGCTCCTCGACTACGATCCCCTGACCGGGATCAGCCAATACATCGAGACCGACGAGATGACCGGCGTGTCCACCATTCGGACCTCGCAGGACATGACGGCGATCCTGGAACTCAACAAGCTCCAGCGGGCGCACTTCTCTTCGGGTCGCGACAAGTGGGGCGACGGGTTCGACCATCGCACCAAGATGGCCACGCTGCCCCTGACGATCTGGGAAGACCTGAAGAAGCGCGGGATTCTGCCCGATCCGACGCGGGGCACTCCGGGCGACAAGAAGGCGTTTTCGCGCTGGCTCGACGAAAACTGGATGTTCAAGACGCGCGAGGGGACGATCTAAATGGCCCTGACCTCCTACGCCACACTCAAGACCGCCGTTGCCGATTGGCTGAACAAGGCGGGCCTGTCCGGCGTGGATGCCAAGTCTGCCGAGTTCATCACCCTGGCGGAAGCCCAGATGAACCGCGAGCTTGACACGCGGGAGATGACCGCGACGGCCACCTATACGATTTCCGGCGAGACGATGGCGCTGCCGTGCGACTTCGCGGGCGTCCGGTCCTTTCGGATCGAGGGCAGCCCGGCGCTGGCGCTGGAATATGCGCCCCCGGAGGCCTTTGACTCGGCCCTCGGGACCGGCAAGCCAACGCGCTACACGGTCACGGACGTTATCTCGTTCGATCCGGTGCCTGACTACAGCTATTCCGTCCGGCTGCGCTACCGCAAGCGCATCCCGGCGCTGTCGGCCCAATGCGCGACGAACTGGCTGCTGAAGCGGCACCCGGACGCCTACCTCTACGGTGCCCTGTCGCAGGCCCTGATCTATTTCCGCGACGATGAGCGCCAAGTGATCCGCAACGCCTATGCGGAGGCTATCCAAGCCATCGAGCAGGACGACAAGCGCAAGGCCTACCCCTCCACCCTGAACGCCAGAGCCGGGAGAGCCTTCTAATGGCTGTGTCGATCACGCTGACCACCAACGTCCCGACCGTGGGTGCGGACTACGATACCTGGGGCACCGAGAACAACGCCAACTGGACGGCGGCGCGTGTCGATCTGGTGGCGCTGGCCTCGCTGGCCAATACGACCGAGACGGACCTGAACACGGCGGAAGCCACGCTCGCCACTCTGTCGGCCAACTACGTCCACACGGGCGACATCAAGTTCGGCCTCTACTCGTCGGCCCCGTCCGGCTGGGTGAAGATGAACGGCGGGACCATCGGCAACGCCTCCTCGGGTGCCACGCGCGCCAATGCGGACACGGCGGCGCTGTTTGCCCTGCTGTGGGCACTGAACGCGACGGACTCCCCGATCCTGACCTCGGCGGGTGCCGGGTCCACGCGCGGCGCGGATGCAGCAACGGACTTCGCGGCGAACAAACGGCTGACTGTCCCCGACGCGCGGGCCATGTTCCTGCGTGGTCTGGATGATGGCCGGGGGGTGGATACGTCGCGCCGGCTCGGCTCGTATGCCGCCGACACCTACGCCTCGCACGTTCACTCGGTGTCTCCTCCCGTTGCAAGCGGCGAGGCGGGCCAGTTCGCCACGACGACCGGCGCGGCTGGTGGTGGTGAGAGCATCACGGCCTACGACACCGCAGCGAGCGGCGGGACCGAGACCGCGCCGAAGAACATCGCAGCCCTCGCGGTCATCAAGCTCTAATGGCCCTGATCGCGCTGGACATCCCCCCAGGGATCTACAGGAACGGGACCAACTATTCAGCCGCTGGCCGGTTCTACGACGCCGACCTGTGGCGGTTCCATGAGGGCAAGTCCGGCCCGGTCGGTGGCTGGGTCACGCGCTCAAGCTCGGTCATGACCGGCAAGGCTCGGGCCATCATCGCGTGGCTGGCGGATACGAACACCAACTGGACCGGCGTGGGGACGCACTCCAAGCTCTACGCGGTCTCGCGCTCCGGCGCGGTGAGCGACATCACCCCGACAACCGGCTTCACGGCTGGTCTGGCGGATGCCTTCATCGGCGGCGGTTACGGCGAGGGCGGTTACGGGCTGGGCCTGTATGGGACGCCCCGGCTGGACTCGTCGAACGTCATCCCGGCAGCGGTGTGGTCCCTCGACAACTGGGGCCAATACCTTGTCGGCACCATCGGCTCCACGATCTACGAGTGGCAACTGAACACCTCGGTGGTCGCAGCGCCCGTCACAAACGCGCCGACCGCCGAAGCCATTCTGGTGACGGACGAGCGCATCATGTTCGCGCTTGCGGCCAACGGCGACCCTCGCGCGCTGGACTGGTGCGATGCCGAGGACAACACCGACTGGACGCCTTCCTCGACCAATCTGGCGGGCGGAAAGCGGCTCCAGACGAACGGCGGGCTGAAATGCGGCAAGCGGGTCCAGGGGGCCTATCTGCTCTGGACCGACACGGACGTTCACCGGGCGACCTTCGTGGGCTTGCCGCTGGTCTATTCATTCGAGCGGCTCGAGACCGGGTGCGGCGTGGCGTCCAAGGGCGCGGCGGTCGTGGCGGCGAACGGACAGGTCTTCTGGTTCGGGGTCAACGGCTTCTGGAGCTACAACGGCTACGTCGATGCGGTGCCGTGCGATGTGTCGGACTATGTGTTCTCGGACCTGAACCGGACGCAGATCAGCAAGGTGACCGGCTGGCATAACTCGCTCTGGGGCGAGGTGTGGTGGCACTACCCGTCGTCGGGATCGACCGAGGTGGACCGCTATGTGGTCTATAACTACCGCGAGGGGCACTGGAATATCGGGGCGCTGTCGAGGCTTTGCGGCGTTGACCGCGCGCCCCTGCAATACCCCCAACTGGTCGGGAACGACGGCTACATCTACTCGCACGAAACCGGCAACGTGAAGGATGGCCGGCAACCCTACCTGACCTCCGGGCCGGTGGAGATTGCGGGCGGGGATCGGACGATGGAAGTCCATGCCTACATCCCCGACGAGGCCACGCTGGGGTCGCTCGCGGTCTCGTTCTCGGTGGCTGATTACCCGATGGACTCGGCAAGCTCGGTCGCGGCGGTGACGGCCACGGCGAAGACCGATCTGCGGTTCTCTGCCCGGCGCGTGGCGGTGACCTACACCGGGGATGCCGACGTGGATTTTCGCATGGGCAAGGTGCGGTTTGACGTGAAGCCGGGGGCCGGTCGATGAGCCTTCCCCGCGCACCCAACGCCTATTCCCGCGAGGACCAGGACCGTCTCCGCACCGAACTCGACAAGATGGACGCCAAGAGCCGCAAGGCCGGGCAGGATGTCGAGGTCGCCGGGTCTGAACGCCTGATCCTGTCGTCCCCGAACGGATCTCGGTGGGACATTCAGGTCAGCAACGCGGGCGCATTGTCGGCGGTGGCGCTGTGAGGATCGCTCTGGATGCGCTTCCCGAGGGCGTGGGGGCGCAAGTCGATGGAAACCGGGCAACCGTCACGCACGGCGACCCGGAGGCCCCCACGGTCGTTTCTGTGGCCACAGACGGGACGCACCTGATCCTTTTCCCGGATCGGTCATACAAACACGCCGATCTGGCGACGGTCCTTGGACTCGCAAGTTAGGGGCTGGATCACCTCGGCCCTTGAGGGGTCGGGCTGGACGGCTGACGAAATCTGGCAAGGCATCCTTGCGGGGACGTTTCACCTGTTCGTGCATCCCGAGGGGTGCATGGTCGGGGAGTTCATCGAAAGCCCGCGCCACAAGGTGATGCACATCTTCGCGGCGGGCGGTTCGCTCAAGGCGATGAGCGACCTGGGGCCGACCGTCGAGGCGTTCGGACGGCTGAACGGCTGCGACATGACAGGCGCGACGGGCCGCAAGGGCTGGCTGCGATACGCACGAAAACACGGATACCAACCGGCTGACCCGGTGATCTGGAAGGAGCTTTGAATGTCAAGCATCGGCGGAAGCGGGTCGAAGTCCAAGACGCGGGAGTCCGCGACGAAGAATCAGGTCCAGACCAACACTCTGTCTGATCGTGCGGCGGGGATGCTGAACCAGGGCATCTCGGACGTGCAGGGCATGAGCTACGGTCGGTTCGACCCGGCCTCAATTGGCCAATACCAGTCGCCCTATACCGAGGACGTGATCAACGCCTCGATTGGCCAAGCCGACCAGCGCGACGCGATGGCCCGTGCCCAGCAGCAATCGGACTTCGCCAAGGCCGGGGCCTTCGGTGACAACCGGCGTGGGATCTACGAGGCGGAACTGGCGGGC